ATTAAAAAACACTTATTCAATGCTTTTGGGCATTTTATAGGTGTTTTTTCATGGAAAGGTGGTGATGAAATGGTGAAATTGACAGATCAACAAGAATGTTTTGTGCAAGAACTGATCAGGGGTAAATCCCAACGTGAATCATATCGGATTGCATATCCTAAAAGCTTGAAATGGAAGGATAATGCAGTTGATGTGAATGCAAGTAAGATGTTTAACATGGCTAAGGTTCAACTAAGGTATAATGAACTTCATGATAAGGTTATAGCTGAACTTGAAGCTGAATGTGTTTATGATAAAAAACGGATCTTGATGGAACTTGCAAAGATTGCTTTTGCTGATCGGACTGATTTTGCACAGATCATCACTGAACCTAAGTTGATCCGGGTATGGGATGAAGATCTTGAAAAGTATGTGTATGAAGAATCAAAGACACAGTTTGATCAGTTTATTAAATTCACTGACACTGAAGATCTGACAGCTAATCAAAAGGCAGTTATTTCAGGGATCAAGAGTACAAGGCATGGGATCAGCATTGAAACATATGATAAACAAGCAGCTTTGGTTGCACTTGGTAAGGCAGCAGGGATCTTTGTGGATAATGTTAATCTATCCGGTGAAGTGGCATCTAATCCATTCAAAGGGTTGACCACAGAAGATCTGAAGAAGTTGATCAGTGGGTGATCTTATGGATGTAAATGAAATAGATATGGACCTGATCCGGTTTAATGCCAAAGTAGAACTTGCAAGACGTGAGTTCTTTTTTTATTGCAACTTGAAAGCACCTGATTTCTACAAGGAAGAAAGACAGTTCTTGTTGGATCTATGCACTGAAATGCAAGCCTTTTATGAAGATCCTGAAGGTGAAGTCCTGATCATAAACGAACCACCAAGGCATGGTAAGTCAAGAACAGCAGGTTTGTTTGTTGAATGGGTACTTGGTGAAAACAATAATGCTAAGATCATGACTGGATCCTATAATGAAACCCTTTCAACAATGTTTTCAAAGTCAGTAAGGAATGACATCCAGGAAACAAAGTCAGATGAATTGAAACCAGTGTATTCTGATGTATTCCCTGGAACCATGATCAAGCGTGGTGATGCTGCCATGAATCTTTGGTCCTTAGAGAATGGATATAACAACTATTTAGCAACTTCACCAACCGGAACTGCAACAGGTTTTGGTTGTTCTCTTATGATCATATATGACTTGATCAAGAATGCTTCTGAAGCAATGAATGAAGAAAAACTTGAAGGACACTGGAAGTGGTTCACAGATACAATGCTTTCAAGACTTGAAGAAGGTGGAAAGATCATCATGATCATGACACGTTGGCATTCAAGAGATCTTTCAGGAAGGGCATTGGAAGAACTGCCCAAGTTAGGGTTCAAGGTTAGACATATAACAAAGAAAGCACTTCAAGATGATGGATCCATGCTTTGTGATGAGATCCTTTCAAAGAAGTCTTATAATACTAAAGTTAAAGCAATGGGCCTTGATATTGCTTCAGCTAACTATCAGCAGGAACCAATTGACATCAAGGGAAGGTTATACAGTAGCTTCAAGACTTATGACAAGCTTCCAATGGATGTGAATGGCAACCTATTATTCAAAGAGATCCGGAACTATACTGACACAGCTGATCAAGGGAATGACTTCCTTTGTTCAATTGATTATGGGGTCACCTTTGACAATGAAGCTTATGTCATTGATGTTCTATATACACAGGATCCAATGGAAAAGACAGAACCGGCCACAGCAGCAATGATGAACAAAGACAATGTGAACAATGCTGATATTGAATCAAATAATGGTGGACGTGGATTCAGCAGATCTGTTGAACGGATTCTGAAGAAAGCACATAGATCCAGCAGGGTGATCATCAATGCCTTCCATCAATCCAAGAATAAGAAAGCAAGGATCCTTTCAAATGCAACATGGGTAATGAATCATATTTATTTCCCTAAGAACTGGAAAGACAAGTTCCCTGAATATTATGATGCTATGGTTAAATATCAGAAAGAAGGCAAGAACCTTCATGATGATGCACCGGATGCAACAACCGGTATTGCTGAAAAGATAGGACAGGGAAGCACATTTGATTTTGATTAATTTAATAATTATATGAAAAAGGGGTGAAATTAAGTGATATTTGATTCTAGTATAATGGACAACATAAAGCGGATCATTCAAGCAGGTGGGAAATCCGGAATGACTGAAAAGCAATTTCTTGAAACTGAAATCAAGAAATTTAAGAAATCACCTGCAAGAATGGAAATGATCAAGGGTTTGAAGTATTACAATTATGAACATGACATCTTGCAGCGTAAAAGAACGGTGATCGGTAAGGATGGAACACTGACTGAAGTGGAAAACCTTCCAAACAACAAAGTGGTTGATAATCAATATGGAAAGATGGTGGATCAAAAGAAAAACTATCTTCTTGGAAAGCCATTGACCTTCAGCACTGAAAATGACAAGTATGAAAAAGCATTGAAGTCAGTGTTCAGCAAGAAGTTCCATAGAACCTTGAAAGCAGTTGGTGAAGATTCCTTGAATGGTGGGATTGGTTGGTTATACCCTTATTACAGTGATAATGGTGAAATGTTATTCAAGAAGTTTGATCCATTTGAGATCTTGCCATTTTGGTCAGATAGTGAACACACAATCCTTCAGTTTGCAGTCAGGATCTATGAAATTGAAGCTTATGAAGGTACAAAAGAAAAGATCATTGAAAAGGTTGAAGTATATTCAACTAATGGGATTGAAAGATATATCCTGGATGGAACAACCTTGGTTGCAGATGTTGAAAACCCTTCAAGTGCTTATGTGGTACTTGGTGAAGCGGATGCAGCTGAAGCTTTCAATTGGGACAGGATCCCTTTGATCCCTTTCAAGTGTAATAGTAAAGAGATCCCATTAATCAGACGTGTGAAGTCACTTCAGGATGGGATCAACATCATGCTTTCAGACTTTGAAAACAATATGCAGGAAGATTCAAGGAATACAATCCTTGTGATCAAGAACTATGATGGTGCAAACCTTGGTGAATTCAGACACAACCTTTCAACCTATGGTGCAGTTAAGGTCAAGACAGTTGAAGGTGCTGAAGGTGGGGTTGATACTTTAACAGTTGAAGTCAATTCTGAAAATTACAAAGCTATCCTGGAAATATTCAAGAAAGCTTTGATTGAAAATGCCAGGGGTTATGATTCTAAAGATGAAAGAATGGGTGGAACACCAAATCAGATGAACATCCAGTCCATGTATAATGACATTGACCTGGATGCCAATGAAATGGAAACTGAATTCCAGGCAGCCTTTGAAGATCTTCTTTATTTTGTGGATGCACATCTTGCCAATTCAGGTCAAGGTGATTTCTCAAATGATGATGTAGAAATTATATTCAACAGGGATATGATGATGAATGAAACAGAAATCATTGGATCATTAGCATCACTTGGTGTTGAAATCAGCAATGAAACTTTGATTGAACAAGTTCCATTCATTAATGATGTGGCAAAAGAACAAAAGAGATTGGAAGATCAAAAGAAAAAAAGCATGGAAGATTATGTTGGATCCTTCAATCCAATTGTTCCAACAACAACTGATCCGGAAGGTGGTGAAGAATAATGTCAAGTGTTTTGAAATGTTTAGATGCTGCAAATAGTGATCAAATAGCAATTCATGCTGATAGAATCACTGAATCACTTCAGGTGATCCCAACAGATCACGCTGCCAATCATTATGGTTATGGTTATAAGGCAGGTATTTCAATCACAGATCTTGCAGCTGGTGCAAGCTTATCTTATTGTTTAACTGGTGGATCAAATAGATTCAATCACATAAAAAATCTTGTTGCTTCAGTTCTTGGATCCAGTGCAAGGGTTGAGATCATCCGGGGTGCTGATGTAACAGTCAACACTGGAACGGTGATTGCTTTGAATAATACTAATGATAACAGTGATCGTGTTGCTGGATCCACATTGAAAGCCAGTCCAACTTATACTGGTGGAACTGTTTGGGACTTCCTTGAAATATATGCTGAAAGCACTGGAACAAATGCAGCATCAAGTTCATTGAATCTTTCAAGTAATGAAGAACTGGTCACAAAAGCTGATTCAACACCATACATCTTGAAGATCACCAATATTGGAACAAGTAATTTGAAGAAAGCATGGTTGAAGTTATTCTTCTATGAGGAACCAAAGGGGTTGATCTAATATGGCACAGAATAATAAGTATTGGCAAGATCGAATGGTGATCCTGGAAGAAGCACAGCTTCAGAAGGGTGAAAAGTACCTGGAAGAACTAGATCAGCAATACAGGAAAGCATCCAGGAACATTGAAAAGGAACTATCCGGATGGTATCAAAGATTTGCAGCGAATAATGAAATCACCATGACTGAAGCAAGGAAGCTGCTATCAGTAGATCAATTGAAAGAATTTCAATGGGATGTGAATGAATATATCAAGTATGGTGAATTAAATGCCTTGGATCAATCATGGATGAAAGAACTTGAAAATGCTTCAGCAAAGGTCCATATATCAAGGCTAGAATCATTAAAACTGCAGCTACAACAGCAAGTTGAAGTTTTATATGGGAATCAGCTGGATGGAATTGATGATCTTATGCGTGATGTATTTCAGAATGGATATTATCGCACAGCATGGGAAGTGCAGCGTGGTTTCAATGTTGGATGGGATCTTCACAAACTGGATGATGATCTTCTTGGTAAGTTCATGTCTAAACCTTGGACCTTGGACAAAAGAACCTTCAGTGATCGCTTATGGACAAATAAGACTGCAATGGTCAATGATCTGCAAACTTATTTTACACAGTCAGTCATCACCGGTAAAGCACCGGATCAAATAATAAAAGCAATGGCAGGGAAATTCAACACTGACCGGAACAAAGCCGGCAGACTGGTGATGACTGAATCTGCTGCTTTTGCTTCAATATCAAAACAGCAAGCATTCAAGGATCTTGATGTTGAACAATATGAAATAGTTGCAACCCTGGACAATAACACAAGTGAAATATGTCAAGGGTTGGATAATGAAGTCTTTGAAATGAAAGACTATGAAGTTGGAATCACAGCACCACCATTTCATCCTTGGTGTAGAACTACAACTGCACCTTATTTTGATGATGAATTTGCACTTGGTGAACGTGCTGCCAGGGGTGAGGATGGTAAAACATATTATGTTCCTTCAGATATGAAATACCCTGATTGGAAAAAGACCTTTATTGATGGTGCCCCTAAAGCTGGATTGAAGATTGTTAATCCTAGTGATATAATGGAAGTAGTAAAAGGAATTGATGACCTTCAGACACCTGAAGAAGTTCAAGAGTTTATGAAGCAAAAGGATTGGTTCTATAAGAAAACCCTTCCTGATGGAACAGCCTTCAGAAGTGATGATGCTTTAAGCTTCAAAGGTGTGGATCTTGAATCAGCAAAAGAGATCTACAAAGCACATGAAACGATCTTCAATAAATATCCACAATTGATTGGTGAACTTAATGCAGTGAATGCTGCACCCTTGGGAAAATATACAATGGCCAACTGCAGTTATGGGTTTGGTAGGGGTGGGATCACAGTCAATTCAAAGTGGTATTATAATGATCATGTGAAGTTTGCAAAGAAATATGCTGAAAGTGTTGATATTGGTCACAGTCCAAAGGGTACTGACTGGACAGCAGTTGTCACCCATGAACTTGGTCATGCTATTGATGATTATCTTTCAAACACCCTGAAGGTTATGGGTTTGAAAAAGAATGGTTATCAAGTCAAAGAAGTATCTGCAGAACTTAGAAGAACGGTCATGAGATCCAACAAAATGACCTTGTATGATGTAAGGAAGGAAGTCAGTGAATATGCAACCAAGACACATTATGAATGGTTTGCAGAAGCCTTTGCTGAATATATCCACAGTCCTTCACCAAGACCGATTGCTTCAGATCTTGGAAAAAGGCTTGATGAAATTATGGAAGGGGTTGATTGATTATGATCATGCCAGCTTTTATGCAATCAGAATGGTTTGTGAAAGAACCTGATAATTGGTATTTGAAAGATGATGCACCTGAAGAAATAAGAAAAGAATATGAAGAATGGAAAGCAGAAGAAGATCAAGCTGCAGAAGAAGGAATAATTCTTAATTAAAGCATCCTAAATTAAACTTAGGGTGCTTTTTTAATGCCTTAAATAAAGGGGTGATCAATTATCTTCCTGGTGTTGGGGTTATAACACAAGTGACCTGGTTGAAAGTCGCAAAAAGTCACAACCAACTTGAAATTATGTGGATGCAACCCACGAAAAAAGAAGCGAAAATTGAAAGGATGGATCAAACTATGAAAAGAAAATTTTTAGAAGATTTAGGTATTGAAAAGGATCTAATTGATAAGATATTGGATGAAAACAGTTCTGATATTGGAAAAGCTAAAGGGGAAGCGGAATCAATTCAAGCTGAACGTGATACTTTGAAGAAAACTGTTGCAGATCGTGACAAGCAATTGGAAGATCTGAAGAAATCAACCGGGGATGTTGAAGGAATGAAGAAGCAGATCACTGATCTTCAGGAAGCCAACAAAACCAAAGATGCTGAACACGCTTCAAATATTAAAAAGTTAAAATATGATACTGCCCTTGAAAAAGCATTGGAAGCTGCAAAAGCTAAAAATGCCAAAGCGGTCAAAGCACTTCTTGACTTAGATCCGGAAAAAGCAGAATTCAATGATGATGGATCAATCAAAGGATTGGACAAAACATTGAAGGGACTTCAGGAAGCTGAAGAATCAGGCTTCTTATTTCATGCTGCAGATGGAAAACCACCAACTTTCAAAGGTATGAAACCAGGTGAAGGATCAGGTGGATCACCAGCAGCATTGACAAAAGATCAATTCACTAAAATGAGTTACAAAGAAAGAAATGAACTTTTTAACACAGACAAAACAACTTATGATGCCCTTGTTGGCACCAAATAATGAAAGGTAGGTATTAAATTATGGGACAAACTAAATTATCAAACCTAGTAAATCCACAAGTTATGGCTGATTCAATCAGTGCTGCACTTCCAAAGAAGATCAAGTTTTCAAGAATCGCAAAGATGGACACAACATTGGTTGCAAGACCAGGAAACACAATCACAGTTCCAAAGTTCGCTTATATCGGTGATGCTGAAGATATTGCTGAAGGTGTTGCAATGGGAACTGTTGTGTTGACTGCTTCAACTACAACTGCAACTGTTAAGAAGGCAGGAAAAGCAGTTGAATTGACTGATGAATCAGTTCTTTCAGGTTATGGTGATCCAGTTGGTGAAACTGAAAATCAACTTACTATGGCTATTGCAGCAAAAGTTGACAATGATTGTTATGATGCTTTAATGAATGCAACACTTGCTTATGATGGCAAATCAGCAATCATTTCTTATGCCGGAATCGTGAACGGTGTGGACAAGTTCCAAGATGAATCTGATGAAGATCTTATGAAGATCATGTTCATTCATCCAAACCAAAAGACACAGATCAGACTTGATTCTGAATTCAGG